CATTGCCAAGCGTGCCAAGATGGGCGCATACACATTGCCAGACGACTGGTGGAAAGTATCATTCACCAAGCCGGCAGAGTTCACCGTTGACGAGGGCCGTATGCGTAAAGCAGATCTTGAAGATCTTCGCGCTGGCATTATCACAGCCACAGATATCACCGAGCGACGTGGTGAGCATTATGACGACGTGATCGTCCAAAGAGCCAAGGAGCTGGCAATGCTCAAGAAGGTTGCCGAGGACTATGGCCACGACCCTGCTGAATTATCAATTCTTACAAAGCCTGGCGACATACTGCCAGAAACAGACAACACCAACCCAAATAACGAAGATGACCAAGACATGGTATAATATGACAGCAACAGAGGACAACTCCTCTGCTGAAATCAGCATCTATGACGCCATCGGCGGTTACGATGTTAACGCGAAGCAATTCGTCGACGAACTTAAAGAAATCAATGCAGAGACAATTAACCTCCGCATTAACTCACCAGGAGGCTCAGTCATTGACGGCAACGCAATGTTCAATGCACTCCAGCGCCACCCTGCAAAAGTGGTTACTCACATTGACGGATTAGCCGCCAGCATGGCATCAGTCATCGCAATGGCTGGCGACGAAGTCCACATGGCAGACAATGCACTTCTAATGATTCACAACCCTTGGACGATGTCCATCGGAGACGCTGACGAGCTAAGAGCTGACGCTGACTTGCTTGACAAGATGAGCGCATCAATCATGAGCGCATACGGACGTTCGCAATATGAGGACGGCGAGATCAAAGATTTAATGGACGCTGAGACATGGTTCACAGCACAAGAGGCATTTGACGCCGGCTTTGTTGACCACATCAGCACAGGCTTAAGAGCCGCAGCAAGCGACATCACAGCAATGGCAGCATCTTCCGAGTTCAGCATCCCAGCAGACAAGCAGATTGCATCACTCAACAAGCAGATCGAAGCAATCAGCAAAACCAGCCAAGAAGTATCTGAGCAACTCGCCGAAAGATGCGAGCGCGTCGAGGAAATTTCTGCCGAGCTGGTTGACGCTTGTGCAACTGCCGAAGCAATCAAAGCCGAGAAGGCAGAGATCGAAGTGGCACACGCCGAGCTTGCTGAACAGCTAGAGGCGAAAGCCTCTGAGCTTGAAGCCAAAGACGCAGAGATTGAGGAGGCGCTGAAAATCAGCGAAGCATCAGTTTCAGCGAAAGCGGCAGAGATCATCCAAAGTGCAACACATGAGCCAGTAGCCGACAGCGGTGACGGACTAAACGCTGACACTGATGAGCAACTTCTCGCACGCTATGAGAGCATAGCAGACAGAGACGACCGCCGTGACTACTTCGCGGCAAACAAGACAAAAATTCTCCGTGCAAAAGCACGACTCAACAACTAATACACAACAATAAAATAAAATGGCTAATACATTTGACGCTAACACCATTGCAGACATTATCGCATCCAACGAGATGCTTGTCTTGCAGAATCGCGTGACTCCTCTTGATAAGTTTGCAACAAACTTCTCAGCCGAGGCAATCGCACAGACTAACAACGGCAACGGCGCTCGCTCAACTATTCAGGTTGATCTTGCATCTGGTGCATCTACCACACTCACCAACCCAACCAACTACGAACAGGGCGACACCACTCTCGGAGCAGTTTCAGTTGGCATGAGCGAGTATTCACAGCCTTTCCACATCACACCAGCCGAACTCGGTTCTGGTCGTCGTTTGGAAAAGCTTGTAATGGTTAACCTCTACGCACTTCAAGACAAGCTTGACAGCGTAGTCAAGGGCCTCATGACTGCCGCCAACTATGGCACAGCAGTTCTTGACAAAGATCCTACAACAGTTACCACCGCCGATATCAAGACAATCATTGCCGCCACTGGCAAATACAAGCAACGCAACCTAGTTTCTGATGCTTCATTCTGGTCACAGTTCGCCGTTACAAGCGACAAGAACAGCCTTGGAGTGATTGACGGAGCTTACGGCCTCGACAGCTTTAGCCTATCAACTGACTGGTCAAGCGCAGGCACAAACGTCAACGGCTTTGTCGGTGATACTCAAGCCATCGCAATGGCATCACGTCTCCCAGAACTTACTGGCGAACTTCGTGAAGCTCTTGACTTTGACACCATCGACTTGCCAAACGGCATGAGCGTGCAGATTTGCAAGTGGGTAAGCACCGCATCACGTAACACCTGGCACTCCTTTGACGTTGTGTTTGGCGCTGCTGTAGGCGATGCAACCGCTGGCGAAGTCATCGAAGACGGCACAGTCTAATAACTTTGACGCATGAACCGCTCAATAGTCGTTGGCATTTCTAAAGGTCAGCAGTCGTGCATCGGCTGCGGGCTGGGGGAAAGTGAAGCCATGAAACTAGCCTCAGAGGCTAGTGGCTTTGAATACGTCGAGGTCTACATCAATGCAGTTCCGTTTTCGGTTCTCAAATGTAAACCCGCCGCAAAGAAAGCTCCGGCTAAAAAAGCGGTGAAGCGTAAGAAGTCCAAATAATCCACACACAAACAAAAGCCCTCGCTGGAAACGGCGGGGGCTTTTTTATGTAAATAATTATTTACAATCTCCTGCAAGGTGGTAGTTTCGAGACATGAAACCAATGCTTGCTAAAGAATACTGTTACGAAAACCCCGTTGGATGGTGGATGAGTGAGAAGCTAGACGGCGTGCGTGCCGTCTGGGATGGCTCAGAGTTTAAGAGCCGCAACGGCAAAGTTTTCCCCGCGCCCGACCACATCAAGCAGGCAATGCCTGACACCATCCTTGATGGCGAGCTGTTCTGCGGGCGTGGCAAGTTTCAGACAACAATCAGCAACGTCAGACGAGGCGAGTGGCAGGATATTACATATAAGGTGTTTGATGTAATTGACAGCACGCCATTTGAGGCACGACAAGCCACGCTGACGGCTCTGACACTTCCAGCTTGGTGCGAAGTCGTCGAGCAAGTGCTGTGCGCGTCACATGAGCATCTAGAGCAATACGAGCATGATCTGATCACACTAGGCGCAGAGGGCGTTATGATCCGCAAGCCTCAGTCGCTATACAAGCACAGCAGATCTAGCGACTTGCTCAAGATCAAGCGGTTTCAATCAGCCGAGGCTGAGATTGTTGGATACGAGCAAGGCAAAGGCAAGCACGCTGGCAGAGTTGGCGCATTGGTTGCATCATTCTGCGGTGAGATATTCAAGATCGGCACAGGACTAAGCAACGACCAGCGAGAGACACCGCCGTCAATCGGTAGCGTTGTTACGTTCTCCTTCTTTGAGTTGACCGACGCAGGCAAGCCACGCTTTGCATCATTCATGGGCGTGCGTGATTATGAATAGAATTGACACGCCAGCTTGCTTGGGTATGATGCAAGCAAGCTATGAGCGGATTTAATCAGTTTACAAAAGCCTCACTTATTCACAGCATCAGAGTGATCGGCGAGCCTGCCAGCATTGGAGGCAATCAATTTCAAGCTGCGTTTGACGAGTCAAGCATGGACGTAACACGCCATATGTATGGCGATGAAGACGAGGTGACAACGAGTGCAGTCTGTATCAAGTCAGCACTAAGCAACGCGCCCAGAGTCGGCGAGACGCTCATCAGAGTGCAACAGCGCAAGACGTATGTCATCACCGAGGTGCAGGCAGACGTTGAGAGCTACGAGATAACGTTGAGAGCTAAAGATGCCTAGACGCAAATACAAGGATATCGGGATTGATGATTCAGTCTTTCAAGAAAGAGTAGTCAAGCTGGCCCGCAAATTCAAGGTTGATGAAAAACAGTTCATCAAAGACCAGTCAAGGCTATTAGCTAGAGACGCGGCAAGGTTCACCCCGCCATTTGCACAATTTCCAGACTGGCACAAAGGGAGACACGTAGGAACAAAAGCTGATCTTGAGATGGGCGAATATGCTGTTGATTGGGATCTGCGCAGAATCTTTGCACCAATTTCAGACAAGAAAGCGTGGGACGAATTTAGAAAATCCAAGGGTGGGCCTGTATATAGGTATAACACAATAAAAGCACCAGGAGTCATAACAGACGCATTTAAGATGCACCAATGGCACAGGGATCACAAGCGACGAGACGGCAGGACTAAAAAAATAAAAAACAGAAATGGAATTCCGTGGGTTCCTGAATCGTTGTTTTATGAATACGTCAAAAGCCAACAAGCAAGCGTAGGAATGGCAAAGGCATCATTCTTGAAGGCGTCGATGGCGTTCGGGGGCAAGTCATCAGCCACGCCAAAAATAAAAAGACACCTAGCACGCACATCTGGAAGCGGCAACCTAGTGAAGACTGGCAAGGGTTACGATGGCCACATTAGGGCAAGTGCCGAAGGATTGTATCACCTTATAAGGTTGTTGCCACATTTGCGGAGAAATAGAACAAAGAAGGCAGAAAAGAGGCTTGAGATACTAGCAAAAAAGGCAGTCAAAAGCTCAGGCTTCAAGACGCGTTGACAAATTACAATTTTTAATATATAAAATACACCATGCCAGCCACGTCAGACGAGGAAGTTTTTAATTTTGAAGGGAATCTTGAGCAGTCATTCTATGACTTCTTACTAGCCAATGGCATCGAGCTAGCCACAGCCAACGACCCGCAACGACTGGGCGACGACTACATCGGTGTTATGATCTCAGTCGGAAGCTTGGCAGAGGACGAGCATATGAGCGAGAAGCCTGGTGGCGAGCTTGAATATGACCACTACAACTACAGCGTTGAGATCACCATTCACACAGACAGAGTAGAAAACGCAGTGCCGTCAGCGCCGTTCTCAAGATACCACCGCGAGCTTGTGGCAAAGGTTCGCAACCTTCTCAGCATCTCAAGAGCGGCACAAGTTGCCAGCTTGAATGATTCGATAGATTATTACTGGATTAACAGGCTTGTGGCATCAGATACAACCTACACAGCATTCGATAATAGCAACGATGAAACCGTGTTAACCTACGAGGGCGACTTTTCAATATTGACAACTGCTTGGCCAGTTGCTTAAATAACATCCACAAAACCAAACTAAAACTACACACTCATGGCCATCCCATACAACTCAACAGCATCACAGCCTCAAGGCTTAGAATCCGTCACCATCAACCTCATCGCGTATGTGGTTGATTCTGTCTCTCTCACATCAAACGAAAACAGAATAATCAGCAGAACAGACGCCAACGGCGACCGCGCTGACTTTATGGTGCGTGCCGGCGCTGATCAAATCTCAGGATCTATGACGCTTCAACGCGCTACAGATTCAACAGTTCTCCCACCAGAAGGCACAGAGTTCACATACGACTTCGACCGCTCTGGCACAGCTTCCACTCTTGTAGTGCAAAGCGTAGGTGTTGACCGTGGCAAAGATGACTTTGACACATTCGACGTCAATGTAATTCTCGTTACTTACCAGGCTTAATTTATGAAGGTCAAACTCACAAAAGATCACAGCATACGTGGCAAGGTTGAGGATGCAGACACCATCGTTGACATCAACGAAGGCGTAGCACTTGACCTCATTAAGCGAGGATTAGCAAAAAAACTCTCCACGCCAAAACCCAAGGCTGACAAGTAATTTTATAAAAAAATAGCGTTTGGTTTCGGCCTTGCTCGCCTGTTAAGCGGGCAAGGCTTTTTTATTAAACAAGATGACCATTGCAGAGGAATATCAAGCAGAACGTGAAAAGCTAGAGCTTAACAGAGCGCTGGACTGGTCAACCTTTTCACAAGAATACATAGCTGCAGGCGAGGTGCTAGAACCGATGACCGTGCAAGTATGGTTTGATTTGCTGGCACTTAAATCGCCCATAATCATGGCAGAAACTCCAACACTAGAATCTATTGTTGATTATGTGTGGCGCAACTGCAAAAGGCACACCAAAAATTCGATCTTGAAAAAGTGGCGGTTATTCTGGATACAGAGAAAGATTGAGAAGTGTTTAGCAAACAGAGAGCAAGCATCATGTTTGACGTTGGTTTTGTTTGAACACATAAAAAACTCTTTTGACGAGTTCCCAGTTGATGCGTCACAAGCTACCAGCAAGAAAACAAACTCCATGCCATCAGTGGCGGGGGAGGCGGCGCTGGTTGATGAAATAGCCAGCCGCTATGCTATACACCCTGATGAGGTTTTAACTATGCCACTTCGTCGAGCGTTCACCTTGCAACGCACAATAAGAACCTGCACCATCCCAGAATATAAGCTATTGGAGCCGGAGTCCTTGAGGGCAATCAAATCGAAATACCTAAACAATTTAAACAATGGCCGGAAGTGAAATAAAAATGAAAATGTCGCTGGACTCGTCTGGCGTAAAAAAATCACTTGAAAAAACAAAAGCTAATATCAAGCAATTTGCAGATTCAAGTATACAAAAGCTCGGTAGTCTCTCAAAAGTGGGGATGGCTGGCTTGGTCACTGGATTTGCTGCGGCAAGCAAGGCTGCTTTAAGTTACAGTAAGGAGATGACAAACCTCGCCAATGTTGCTGGGGTTGGTTTCGTTGAATTTCAAAAACTTGCAGCGGCAGCCAAAACCGTTGGAATAGAAAAAGACAAGATGGCTGACATCTTAAAGGATGTTAACGACAAGATGGGTGATTTCATGGAAACAGGAGGAGGTCCGATGAAAGATTTCTTTGAAAACATTGCTCCAGCTATTGGAATAACGGCCAAAGAGTTTAGAGG